CTCCTTGGGAGAGGGGTCAGGGGTGAGGATTATAGCCGACTATCCCCAAGCCCTGCACCCCATATACCTTGCCAAGAAAAAACACTGGCTACAAGCCTGCTCGCTCAAGCTACAGCTTAATGCCCTCCCAGCCCACCAAGAAAGCCAAGCCCGCGCCCTACAGCAGCAGCTATGGCAACTATTCGAGGAAATGGACGCCTGCGATACCGTGCTCGACCATTGGAGTAAGTACAAACGCATATTGCTACCTGCCGCCCCCTCCCAAGAAGAAGCGTTAGATAAACTCACCCCTACACAACTCGTACAACGCCTGCACACCCTGCGCAGCAATATCGTATCGAGGGAAAAAAGCCTTATGAAATGGAGACTACAAGCTACCGAAAGTGAGGGAGAAAATTTTACTTTGATAGAAAAAATATTCAGAAAAACCGAAGAATTAAAGCAACTGAAGTTGTTAGTGAAAACAATTGAAAAAAAGATAAATGTAAAATAACATTTTAGGAGGATAAAAAAGTCCTCCGTTATTAAATAAAAAATTCCTACATCTTTTAAAATAATAGCCATCAGGCACGGAGGACTTATGTTTTTCCGCCTGCTGGCTATTTTATTATTTAGATGTAGGAGGTGCAAAGATACAAAATAATTTTAAATAACAAGTAAAATAATGAAATCTATATCAAAAATTTGGCAAAGAACACCCATAAGTTATTATGGAGGAAAACAAACTATGCTTCCTCATATTCTACCACTAATACCCCAACACAAAATCTATACAGAGCCTTTCTTTGGTGGTGGAGCTGTTTTTTGGGCTAAAGAACAAGTAAAAACAGAAATTATAAATGATTTCAATGCTAATGTTTTCAACTTCTATAAAGTATTGAAAAATGACTTTGAAGAATTAAGAATGTTAATAGAAAAAACTATTATCAGCCGTGATGCTTATAAATCAGCATTAGTGATTTATAACACCCCCCATTTATTTTCAGAAAAACAAAGAGCGTGGGCATTTTGGTTTGCTACAAATTTTGGTTTTTCTAATCAAGTAATGAATTGCAGAATCACTTCTAATTCAAAAAATGTAAAGCTTTTGAATAATAAAATAGAAAGTTTTACTGATGTATATTCTCAACGATTGCAAAATGTACAATTAGAGAACAATGATGCTTGCGAGGTAATTCAAAAAAGAGATTCATTAGATACATTTCACTATTGTGATCCTCCTTATGTTGGAGCTAACCAAGGTCATTATGGTGGTTATACGCAAGAGCATTTTAATGAATTGCTAAAAACTTTGTCTAAGATAAGAGGAAAATTTATTTTGAGTTCTTATCAGAATGAGGAGCTGACAAAGTATGTTAATCAATTTGGTTGGAAACAACACAAAGTATTACTACACTTAGGAAGTAGTCACACAAAAAACAAAAAAAGACAAGAAATATTAACTTTAAATTTTTAAATATGCAAGAAATATTAGCACCTTTAGAATGGTATACCGTTCAAAGAAAAGTTTCGGAACTTGTCCCTTACGAATACAACCCCCGAAAAATATCCGATTTAGACAAAGAACGTCTCAAAAAATCATTAGAAAAGTTCAATTTGGTAGAAATTCCTGTGATTGATATTGACAACACTCTCATTGGAGGACACCAAAGAGTAATAATTCTCTTTGAGTTAGGAAGGGGAGAAGAAATCATAGATGTTCGTATCCCTAATAGAAAACTTACAGAGGATGAATTTAAGGAATACAATCTTAGGTCAAATATCCTAAATGGTGAATTTGACTATGAGAAAATATCTGAGTTTTTCTCTGATATCAACCTTACAGAAATAGGTTTTGATATTAATTCGTTTAATGATTTTATTCAATCAGAAAACGCTGTGAAAATAGAAATAGAAGAAGAAGTAGATATTACTCCTCCTAAAAACATTCAATCTAAGGAAGGTGATATTTTTGAATTAATTTCAACACAGAAAGGAATTACACATAAAGTTATCTGCGGTGATTCGACCAAAGAAAAAACTTACAAAAAACTACTTGGGAATGAGATTTTTCAATTAATAGTTACGGACCCTCCTTATAATGTAAATTATGAAGGTGGAACCAAGGATAAACTAAAAATTAAAAATGACAAAATGAGTGATAGTGCTTTTTTTGAGTTTCTTTATGATTTTTATCAAAATACTTTTAACCACTCAATGATTGGTTGCCCTACTTACATCTTTTACTCAGATTCTGAAGCCGTAAACTTTAGAACCGCAATGCAAAAAGCTGGATATAAGATTTCAAGTGTATTGATTTGGGTAAAAAATCAATTTGTTTTAGGGAGATTAGACTACCACATGAAGCACGAACCTATATTGGTAGGAGAAATTGAAGATGTAGAGAATGTAAAAAAACATCAACCAATTCTCTATGGTTGGCAATCAGAAGGTAAACACCCTTGGTATACAGATAGAAAACAGTCCTCTGTTCTTGAGTTTGATAAACCTAAAAAAAATGCAGATCATCCTACTATGAAACCTATAGAACTTATAGGTTATCTTATCAAGAATAGTTCACAACAAAAAGATATTGTAGGAGATCTATTCCTTGGTTCAGGATCTACTCTTATAGCTTGTGAAATGAATTGGAGAATGTGTAGAGGGGTAGAGTTCGATCCTCAATATATGGATGTAATTATACGCCGTTGGATAGCCTATATGAAAACAAATCATTTAGGTTTTAAAATTATTTGTAACGGAGAAGAACTTCCACAGGAAAAAATAAACCTCTTTTTAGCAAAAGAAAGTGAATAAGTTTTTTCAAAAGTTAAAGTTTTCTAATATACTGAAAATAAATTGATTATAATTTGCAAGGTTCATAAATATGTTGTTACTTTGCATCGTAGTTAAATGATAATCAATATATTACAATTATGACAGTAGAACAAATTTTAAATCAGAATTCAACTAAAAAAGAAAAAGCTTTTGCATTTTATTCATTAGGTTACACTCGCCAACAAGTAGCAGATTTACTATGCAATGGAAATTATGGTTATGCCCATAATATGTGGAAAAAATGGAATGAAATTCAATCTACTATGCCATTGGACAATGTTTTTGAATTTTTATTCAACAGACGTTTTGGAGTAGAGATAGAATTCTTTGGTGCAGCACAAAGTACTTTAGAAAGAAACTTGAGAGCAGAAGGAATAAGATATGAGTTTGAACGTTATAATCACGAAACTCGTAATCATTGGAAGTTCACTACTGATTCAAGCATTCGTGGAGATTATCCATTTGAAATGGTGAGTCCTATACTACAAGGATGTGAAGGGCTTCAAAGTTTAAAGAAAGCTACTACAGCTCTCCGTTTAAGTAAAACAAATGTTAATACAAGTTGTGGTGTTCACATTCATTTAGAAGTTAATGATTATTCCTTAGAGAATATGAAAACATTAGTTAAAAACTTTTATATATTGGAAAAGCAATTTGATAAGATGATGCCTGAGAGCCGTAGAAATAACCAATATTGTAAAGGTTTATCTATCTTAGGAAGTAAAGACACTTTCTTTTCTAACCTTAATAATTGCAGAAGTGTTCGTGAGATAGTAAGTTTATTCAATACTCGTTATTTAAAATTGAATTTACAAAGTTATCTCAAATATGGTACGGTTGAATTTAGACAACATTCAGGATCTACAAAATTCAGTAAAATCAAAAATTGGATATTGATTTGTGCGCGTTTGGTAGAGTTCTCAAAACAAAACATTGTATTATCAAATTTAGAAACAATCTTAAATGAAGAACTTACAGAATATTTTGAAGAGCGGGTATTGGATTTTGCTTAGTAATTATTATCTTTGCCCCCGTATGAAAAAGGTGATGATAATAGATACAGGAGAAACTTTCACGGCAGATGATTGCCGTGAAATAGTTTCTTCTTTGAAAAGAATGAATGCTTTTACCTATAATTTGGATAATAACACTTACATGCTTCAATATGCCAAACGAGCTGTATTATGGGATAATTTAGATATTAGAGCTACAGATGAAGATGCATTTGTAGAAGATCTAATGAAGAACAATATTATTGAGGTTTTCCCTTTGGAAAAACTAAATTGATTATTTTTAACTACTTAAAAAGTCTTTCTTTGAATAAGAGAAAGACTTTTTTATTATAATCTTGCAAGGGTAAAATATTGTTTATACTTTTGTATCTCTAAATAAAACTAACACGAATGGAAACACAAAAACCAAACCCCTATTTTGGTAATACCCCTAAATCACAATTACCAAAAGACTTTGTACAACTCATCGACAAAGTAGAACAACTAACCCCTGAAGAAAGAGAAATCTTTCAAACCGCTATGATTCGTTCCAGCGAAAAACATTTAGGAAAAATTTCTAAGTACATTTCTTTCTTTTTTTGGCTTACACTCATCGGGATTGTATGTACAATTATTCTATTTTTACAAAACACTAAATAGGTTAGTATGAAAAAGATTTTAATTATTATCTCCTTCCTTAATGCTTTTTTTGTTTCAGCTCAGAGTGAAGACCTTACTAAACCTTACACATTTACTGAAGTAGTTAATGTAACACCTAATCTTACAGCCAAAATGCTGTATACTAATGCTAAAATTTGGTTTACAACAGTCTATAAAGACCCTCGTGAAGTAGTCTTGTTAGATGACAACGAGAATTTTATTCTTATGGGTAGAGGCACTATCAAATATGATAGCCAAATTTTCGTTGGTTTTAAAGCAAGAGAAGGATGGATAACCTATGATGTTAAAATAATGTGTAAAGATGGTAAATACAAATATGAATTTACAAATTTTTATCATAAAGGAGCTTCTCATTCATTAGGACTTGTTACTAATGAACTTTATTTACCCACTTTTACAGGTGCTTTTGGAGGTTCAGAAAAATATAAAGTAAAAGTAACAACAGAACTAAGAGCTATGATATATTTAAAGATTACATCTCTAATTGATAATTTAAAAATAGCAATGGATAAACCTCTCCCTACACAAGAGAATTGGTAAACTTTAAAAAAATAAAGAAATAACCTGCAAAAATTTTGTAGGTTATTTTTTTGTTCTTACTTTTGCAACGCGTAATCAAGAGCAACACTTGTACAATGTTGCAAGAAAATAATTATTATAAAATATTCCGTGAAGGTGTGTATAGTAGTAATGCTATACAACAAAAGCATTCGTGCTCTTGATTACGCAACACCCACTCACGGATTTTTTTATTTCTTCAACACAATGAACGACTACAAAGAAATTCTCAAAACATTACTCTTGCGGTATTATTCTCCACAATTTGCGGGGACTGTAGCAAAAGCGTATCACACCACCTCGCAGGTACTCGCTATGGTACAGGGTGTAATCCCTAACGAACCCATAGACCAGCACGATGTGTACGATGTACTTCAAGAATTAGGGTTCACCATCGAACTGGTACAAACCCCCGATGATAGGCTTATCTATTGTTGGTGTATGTACAAAAAAGCCTTGCAATAGCAAGGCTTTTTTTTGTCCTTTCACTTTTTTTATATCCGCACTACCTTTGCAAAGTAAACCAAAGGAAGCGGTAACACACCTGTTACTTCTTACCTCTTATCTCTTACCTAAAATGGAACCCAAATACAAAGTCAACCCCCTAACGGGCGAGTTACAAGAGTACGTTTTTGAGTACAATGGCATGTTAGCCTTGCGCAATTTCACGGCAAGAGTAGAAGACGAGCGTCTTATCCTCCATGCTGCCGATGATGTGAACTTCTCTATCCTCGAAGCCTTAGTAAGCGAGGTAGAAATCAACGGCGTGGTATATGATAATCCCACCGCTGCCCAAGAAGCCCTTACTCGCCTTACCTTCAATCAAAACCGCCCAGTACTCCTCGACAAAACGTTAAAGGATCTTATCCTTGGTGCGGTACAAAAGATACCAGGGAAGAAACTCTCCACCGAGGACTTCACCACAGAGTTACGTCAGAAATTAGAGAGCTTACAGCAGGTAGATACATCGGGCTTGCTGCCAAAAGGAGGTTATACAGGTACGGCGCAAGATTTAAAGAATCTCATCGACGCTATCAATCGCATATTACAGAGTGATGACACCGACCTCGACCAACTACAAGAGATTGTTACCTACATCAAGCAAAACAAGCATATTCTTAATACACTGGGCATTAACAACATTGCAGGCTTAGTAGAGGCTTTAGCGGCTAAAGCTGACAAAGACCATCACCACGATGAGCGGTACGCGCCTATAACCCACCATCATAACGAGTACGCCCACCGCACACATAGGCATAATAAGGACGATATCGACGGATTACCTGCTAACATTGCTACTACTGAGAATGTTAAAACAGCAATTGATGGGATACAAATTGGAGGGAGAAATTATATTCTTAATAGCAAGAACGAACTTTATAATGAATATAGGGGTACATCTGAATCTTATATTATTTATCAGATTGCAGGAGATACTTTGGAAAAGAATACAACTTATATATTGTCTTTGGAGTATAAGAGCCAAGATTTACGAAGTGTTGATTTGTTTTTTATAAACGAGAATGTTTCTCAAACACCTACTAAGAATATTCCTAATACTAATGGAGAATGGAAAAAGGAAACATTTATGTTTACTACTGACTCTAACTTAAGTCCGAAAGGATATATACGTATTGATAACAATGGTAGCGCTACAGGTAATGTAACCTCCAAATTATGGACACGTCTTGTTAAACTCGAACGTGGTAACAACCCCACTGATTGGACACCCGCCCCTGAAGATTTAGCTTTGTCTTCTGATATTCAGCGTACTGCCATATCAATAAATTCAAATTATGTTGTACCTCCTTCACAGCAAAATAATACAATATTAATTGAAAACGGCTTAAATATAGACTTGAGTAGAATTGAAAACAGAGGGGTTGTTTCATTCTTAAAATTGACAAATGCAACAGATGTTACTTTTTCTTGTCCAGGGAAAACAATAAGGTGGTTTGGAGACACAAACTTTTCAGGGAAAGAAGGTTCAACAGCAGTGGTTACGATATATAATGATCAATGTATTATTAAAGTTGCTACTTATAATTAAAATTGTAAAGTAATAATAAAAAATCAATATGTTAGTAACCAAAATCATTCAAAACCTTAAGGGCAGTGACAAACTGCTGCATTCTATGGTAGGTAACACAATATTTGTTGTAGCCTTTATAACCGCTTACCTATTCTACTCACTATGGATAGCCTTAGCGATGGCTATCGGCGTTGTGCTGTTGGTTGGGCTCGCCAAAGAGTTGTACGACAAATTTATCAAGCGTACCTTCATCGACTGGTGGGATATTGTTGCGAGCCTCACCCCGTATCCACTCATTAAATATATTCAGAAGCTATGAATGCAATTCAATTTTTACAATGGGGGTCACAAAATAAAAAACCAATAGATATGAGAACTCTATACAATGAGTTGAGTGCTAATATTATGGGTAATATACGTTACTCTGCTTGGGTTTACAAAGGAGATGGAAACGAAGAAACGGTGCGTTCTAATATACAAACAATAGAGGCTATCTTAGAAAAGGGGGTGACAAAAGAAATTGAACTTACTTTTAAAGTGTTAGGAGAAATAAATAGAGATTATACTTCAGATTTTGTTTTTAAGAATTGCCCTTATTTCTATGAGTATTTAGAACAAACAAAATGGCTTTTTGAGGATAAAGATGTAATTAGATACGATAAGCAAAACACGAATAATTACCCCTTTACTGTTGAAACATCAGTATCAACCTCTAATACATACCAAACAAACGACTTAATCATTTTAAAAATAATTAAACGATAACAATCAATGGAAAAAATCTTCGTAATTCTATGGATACTACTCGGTATCTACATTCTCGTACTCCTTATGATATTCGCCGACCTTTGGAGCGGTGTGCGCAAGGCTAAACGTATCGGCGAAACACGAACTTCCTACGGCTATAGGCGTACCATTAGCAAAATGGCACAATACTACAATATCCTTATTGCTTGTACGATTGTGGATAGTATGTACGGCTTGCTATCTTGGTATTTAGAAATCTATTACCAAACCTCATTATGGCTATTTCCTTTTATCACTTTCTTTATGGCGATAGTACTATGCCTGATAGAAATCAAATCGATACGCGAAAAAGCCGAAGACAAAGTACGGTTAGACCGCGCAGGACAAGTTGTTCAGCAAGTTTTTATCAACCGTGATAACTTAGAGGAAGTTGCTAAAACCATCTCTAATTATATGAATGAAAAAGCTGAACAGTCCGAATCATCCGAAACATCTCAAACCTCTAATAACGAATAACAATGACACCAAAAGATTTTGTAAAAAAGTATAAGCCTTTTGCTTTGGAAAGCGAAAAAAAAACAGGTATCTCTCACCTCTTCACCTTGGCGCAAGCTGCCTTAGAAAGCCGTTGGGGTGAACGTGCAGAAGGTTATAATTTCTTTGGCATCAAAGCTAAAGCAACTACGCCACTGCCTAATAAGCAACTATGGGTTA